CCTTCTAGCTAAACCAGCTCTCATCATTCCACCGTCTTTAGCTTTTTTTCTACCACCTGGTTTTATTTTACCTGAACAAACTCCAGATGCGTACATGTTAGCATATGCAGAAGGATACACTTTAAATTTTCTTTTAGCTGCTGCTTTTCCTTTTGCACAAAGTTTTGCCATTATGAATTCCTCACTAATTTTTCCATAGGTGATTTAGCTACTTTTGTTTTTTTAAATTTCTTTTTCTTTTTACCTCTAAGCATAGAAAAATCTTGACCAGTTATTTTACCATCTTTATTAACATCAAGTTTTGCTTGACCACCTTTTAAAAATCTTTTTCTAAACATTATTTTTTGCCTCCGTTTTTAAAAATCTGTGTACCCTTTATACCATAAATACTCGCCACGACAAGAATCCATAAATTCGTGAACCAGCTGGGCAGTTGTTGAAACTGTTCAAAGAACAATTTTATCTTTTCTGCTGCACCAGGATCCTCACTGAAGACCCCCCAAGCGATCACCAAAATTGGCGCCGTTAATACGAGCAAAACGAATTCGTCTTTCCAGTCCGATTGTCTTGCCTCTAATAATTTGCCCTGGTATTCGGTTTCCCCGCGAGCCATCTTATCAGCATGCATAAGTTGTGCATCCGCCATTTTCATTTTTGTTTCTTGACGCTTCTTATAAATGTGCGTTGCCGCGTTTAGGCCTAACTTTAGAGCACTGAACCACATAATTTAGTATGCTTTAGAACTTCTTTTCTTCTCTTTTAACACTGCGCCTTGACCTTGAACTTCCATCTCAGGTCCACCAGTGCCGATTAAGTTGTAAGCTTTGTCTGCAGTAGTTTTTGATCTTGGATCAATCTCTGTTTGCTGCTCACCAACTTTAACATCTTTGATTTTGTCTAATTTTTCCATTTTTTATCTCCTTATAAGTGTTAATTTAATTTCCTTTTCGGATTATGTCAACTTTCGGCATCATTGAGTCGACATTTGGTAAAGTTTTACTTAAAATAGTCTTTTCAATTGATGTATCAGCTCTTAATTTAGCTAATTCTTCGTTTTGTTCGAGTTTTTCATCTTGATTTTGCTGATTCATCATCGCTTTCATCTTATCAAGGTTCATTCTCTCCTTACCTTCACGCTCTTTTCGGTCATTTTCCATTGCTCTAAGATCTAATTCTCTTGATCTTAGTTTTGCAATTGGATCATTGTCGAATTGTGAAGTAATTTTCTTCTCTTCATTCATAAATTCTTCCATCATTTCAGCAACCAACACTGCTTTTCTTCCTTCAATCTTCTGTTGCAGCATCATCATCTGTTGTTGCAGCTGTGGATTTTGTTGAGCAAGCATTTGCATATGTTGCAATTGTACTAATTCGTCTCTAAACTCTAATTCAATCTGTTCTTGAGCCATTAAACTGATGTGTTCAAAAATATTTTTTTCTAAACTCGCCATAATCATCGGATTATTTCTAGCAATGTTTGTTGCCATGAAATTTAAATGAGCTGTAATGTGTGCTCTGTGGTCTTGACCAGGAAATGCTTGGAACTGTCTGCCAGCTAAAGCATCAATGTGTTCTAATGCAGGATCTTTAGGAGTTGGTTGCATAGGTTTTACTAATATTGAATCAATATTTTTTACACCTAATGCTTCGTACATATTTCTATACGCTTGATACAGATTATGCATTTGTGGATTAGAAGTTGCCAGCTGCAATTCCGTTTGCGCGAGGGAAATACGCTGTGTTTGAGAAAAAATGTTAGGGTCAGCAACTGGCAATATATCTACTCTATCATCAAAGTCAGATTGCTTAATCATTCTTTGGCCCCCAACTACATCATACGGATACTCTTGTGGTAGATATAACTTGAATACTCTAGCCATAAGTTTGAATTCATTTTTTAAGGCTGAGTAAATTCTTTTGTGAATAGCTGACATTGTTCTACTGCCTCTTTCAAGAAGAGCAACAGTTGTACCAACTGCAGCTTGTTGATTACCATCTCCAACTTGCATGTCTGCAATAGATGCAAATCTTTGACCTGCTGAAACCACGACACCCATCAACGCTAATAAAGTTTGACTTGGTTCTTTAAACGGAAGCATCATAAATGAATCTCTTAAATTTCCACCAGGTGCATCTACATCTCTAAACTCTCCTGGTTGAATGGATTGTGCATCATCTCTAATTCTAATACCACGCATTTTAAATCCTGCTGGTAAGTTAGATAAAGTTCCTGCATCTAATAATTGTCTTAATGCTGCTGTTGCAGTTCTACTTAATCCACCAATCATGTGAATTAATCCAAAACCATAAAAACCTAAACCAGGTAAAAATTTGAAATGAACAAAGTATTGAACTTTATTTTTCTTTGGATCTCCTACTTCGTAGTTTCTTCTAATAGATAAAATCTCTCTTGATCCTTCTTCTAATGTAACAATGTATGGAAGTTTAATTCCTGACGGCTCACCAGTCTGTGGATTTACATCTTCAAAACCTTCAAGGTCTAAATTCACATGACACTCAAGAAGAGTATATAAATCTTCGTTTCTAGATTTTGTAACACCTTCTAATTCTCTTTCTTTCTTTTCAACATCTGATTCTTTATCTTGCGGAGAAGCTAAATCGATATCTTTATAGAATCCTGCTACTTGTTGTTTTCTTAATTCGTTTTCAGAAATTTTTACTTTATGAATGATTGCTTCCGCATCATCTAATGAGGTAGCTGTATACGGAACAATCAAATCATCGGCAGGTACAAATTTTGACACTGCTCTACCTTCTACTTCATCAAAGTAAACTTTTTTAAAAGTTGATCCAGCTAGTGGAAGATGAAATAACATGGAATCAAATTCAGGTTCGTATTCTTTCATTTGATCCATGATTTGGTAATTCATAAAATCTTTTACACGAGATGCTTGTTGAACTTTTTCTGGAGTCTGTAATCCAAGTATCTGAGTTCTTACAGGTCCATCTGCAGGTAGTAATTCTTTATAAGCCAAAGCTTGAAACTGTGTAACTGCTTCTGCAAGCACTGGATGTGTTGCACCTGATGCACCTTGAAATGGTTCAGTCCTATTGTCGTATTTAAAACCTAATAAGTCTAAACCTTGTGTGTAAGTTTTTTCCCAATCTTTTCTGGACATAGAATAGTCCATATATTTTTGATTTAGGTCTGAACCTAATGCACCTAAAACATCATCAGGTAAAAATTCTGCTAAGTTTGAATAGTGGTCTTGTCCACCTTCTGGAGATACAGCATTAGGATCAAAGTTGATTTCAACTGATCCATCTTCTAATTCGGTTGTTTCTACACCTTCTGGTTTTTGTAATTCTTCTTGAACTTCTTCTACTAAAGTTTCTTGAATTTCTTCTTTACCAGGAAGTGTAATTTCTTTTCTAGGCTCGTTTGGTAGAGCTTTGTCCATATTGTCGTCTGCCATTTATTTTCTCCGTAAGTTCGACTGTTGTATCAGTATTATATGAAATATTCAACCCTTGACTCTGTGGTCCCTTCTTAGGTGGGGGGCCTGAAGTTTTACGATGATAGCTTTGCAATTTGTTTTGCGTATTTACCATATACTGGTCCTCCTCCTGCTAAGTATTTTGTTTTTCTTAATGGGCTTAAACCACTAGGTTTGAAAGGATCAAACATTTGAGTTCCTCCCCCACCTCTGGCAGCATTCTTTTTTGCGTTTTTGATATTTTCTGCAGCAATCTTCGCTTTGATTATGTTGTCTTTATCTGCCTGAGTAGTATCTTTTTTGACCTTCATGTTTTTATATTTTTTAATAAAGTCATTCATTTGTTTTTCTGACATACCTTCAAACTCATCAAACATATCTAAGGATTTTAAACTCTGAAAACTTTTTCCATATTTTGAACCGTCACTTAGTGTGGCTACTTTAAAGCCACCTGATTTTGCAACATAGTTAACTAACTTATTATCTAATTTAGCTAGTTCTGTTTTCTTTTTAGCAGCAGACATTTTGCTTTTTTTAATGTCTTCAATTTTTTGTTCTGTATCTTTTATTCTAAAATCTAAAGCTTGAATTTCATTACTTCTATTTATTCCAAGTCCCTTATTTCCTGACATAGCCATGTTTATTTTTTGTGGAGTGTAAATTATTTCAGAAGGAGTTATTATATTCTTACCATATATATTACTTGCATGTCCTTTAGGAAATTTTTTAGTTCCTGAATACGAATAAGGCAGTCCTTCATTTTTTCTTATAGCTTCAACTCTTCTTGCTTTATCTGCAGCATCAGCTCCAGGATCTCTAACTGGAATGTTTTTAGGATTTGTTTTTCTTAAATTATTTCTTATTTTTAATGCATCATCTAAAGAATCTATATTTTGAAACTCGGGTCCTTTTGTAAGGACTTTTGTTTTTTTACCGTCAGTAACTCTTAATCGAACGTTATATTTTCTATTTACATCTCCAGTATTTTTATCTTGATAGTCTGTGTAAGTTATATTGTTATATCCTGGAAGAGTTTTAAACTTAGGTGAGTCACTAATTGACTTACCTGTTGCTTTTGAATTTTCTATACGAGTTAAATTTATATAATCTAAATCAGTTCTTTCTCCTGAGCCTTTGCCAAAACCAATCCGTCCACCATCAGCCATCTTAGGAAAATATGCTGCTGCAAAAGATTCAATGTCCATACCTGTTCCTTCTTGTCCACCTGCTTCGATATACATTCTAGTTACCATGGCTCTGTAATCTGTACTGCCACCTAATTCAAACTCAGGTCTCTCTACTGTGCTAAGACCTTCTTCTATGACTCCACGTAATCTTTGCTTCTGTGCTCTATCTGCAAAATAACTATCGTAATGTTTTTTTCTTTCTTGCACAAAACTAAGTCCGTCTTCTTTTGACAAGACACCTTTTTGTTCTGCTTCGTCTAATGTCTTTTGAATTTCATCTACAGCTAAACCTCTATACTCAGGTCCAGTTCCATATAAACCTATCAATAAACCATTAATACGTTTTTTATAGTCTGCGTCTGTTTTAGATTTTTTAGGTTTTTTCTTTGGGACAAGGTCCATGATAGACCTCTACATTATCGAAGTGATGCCACCAGATCTAACACCCATTCTTGCTTCGCCGATAACCATTCTGATATAGTCTTGAAGAGGCATTGGTTCCAAACCTTGCTCTTGCATATCATAGACATATTTTTCATAGTCTTCTAATAATACTGGATCAGTATCTCCTGGTCTATACTCTGCCATTTTAATTGATGGAGCTTTTCTTTTCTTCATAGACATTTCTTCCATCATCTCTTCGATTTGAATAATCTCATCATCATTTAATTTATCTAAAGGTTTTCCAAAATATTCTATTGCAAGATTATTCATCATATCAAATCTCTCCGCCATTGGATCTGGTTGAGATGCCATTTTTTTATTCTTAATACTCCTGATGCCTGATGCCTGTTCCTTGTCTGCACCGATTGATTTTAATAAGTCTAAATACTCATCAGACGGCATTTCCTCTATTTCAGGAATGTCATCTTCATCTGTTCCTACTGCATAATTTTTTCTCATCATTCCTCCGTCTGCTTCGTTTTTTCTTCTAAGATCTGCTATATCAGCTAGATTGTCATAGTATTCTTCAAGAGCTTTTCTGTAATAACGATCTTGTTGACTTGGTGATAAATCAAAATAATCGTAGCCATCATCACCAGCCATCATTTCTGCTAAATCTTGAATTTTAACTTTGTAGCTCATAATCTAATAATACACTTTTTGCTTCTGTTGTAAAGGCTCGTCCTGATAATCTTCAGGGTGTTGTATGAGTCCTCCTTGTCTAAATCTCATTACTGCTTGTGTCATTGAGTCCACAAGGTCATCGTGGTCTCCATATGGGAAAGCTGCACATTCCTCAATTACATCCTGTGCAAACTCCATTTCCGTGGGCGCCCATATTCTCCCTGACTCAAACAGAGGAGAAACACTGTTAACTCTCGTATGTTTATCATTTCCTTTGCTCGGTGTAAAGTTAATTACTGGAATTCCTGTTTTACGTAATTCGTATGTTAACGGTAGTCCTGAAGCTTTAGATTCAATAATCACTGTTTCAGGCTGCCAGTATCCGTATTGATCGAGTGCAATTCTTCTTAGCTCTGGGAACTCATAACGACCCTTCAATGCATCAAGCAACATGAGACAGGGGCCACTGTCTTCATCTGGTGTAAACACGCCCCAAGTAGTAATCGCAGAATAATCCGCAGTTTCTTTTTTCATGAAAGCTGTATCGTAAGATTGTATAACATGTTGTAGTGGAGGTAAATCCCCTTCCCACTTTTGCCACCACTCACGTTTAATTAGTGCCCCTTCTTCTGAAGTTGGGTTCTGCATATATTGTGCATTCCACTTTGAACCAGGAATCGAGGCTTTAACTGCTTGCAAGTCCTTCAAGTTCCAGTATTCAGGCCACAGGGGTTTACCAGACGGCATAATCGCAGGGAACTCTATTATCTCCCATTGATCTGCTTTAGGTTCTTTTTGTGCCTGTATCAATCTTCCTGTTAAATCTTTTTCGTTCCAACGAGTCATTACAATTACAATCGTTCCACCAGGTTGTAAACGCTGACGTGGACCTGATGTGTACCACTCGTAAGTTCTCTCAAGAGCTTGTGCATTCATTGCATCTTGTTCAGTATGCGGGTCATCAATAATCAAGAGATCGGCACCACGTCCTGTGATTGCAGATCCAACGCCAGCAGCATAATATTCACCACCTTGTTGTGTTTCCCATTTACCTGCAGCTTGAGAATCTTCTTTGAGTCTTGTTTGAAATACTTCTTTGTACTCAGGTGAATCCATAAGTTGTTTTGCTTTACGTCCAAACCTTACAGATAATTCTGTTGTGTTAGTAGATTGAATAATTTTTAATTTAGGATTACGACCTACCATCCATGCTGGCAGTAAATAAGATGCAAATTCAGATTTAGTATGTCTTGGTGCCATGTTAATAATAACACGTTTAACTTTTCCATTTGCAATATCATTAAATTTTTTTGCAATATCTTTATGATGTTTACCTTCCACAAAATCAGGCCATACGTGTTTTACAAAAGCCATAAAATCGTTTCGGATCTGAGACTCCTTTTTCTTCTCTTTCCATTTAGCCATGTACAAGGCCAGCTGCCTCTTTACATCAGGCGGCAACTTTTCAAATTTTTTTAATTTTTCTATGTCTATTTCCATATGGTACCAAAAAGTATTTTATGTCCTTGAGTATACAAAACTTGGCATAATGTCGCACCTACGGGACCCCTTTTTTGTTGACACTATATCTTGTTTTAAAAATTTTTCAAATTTCCAAATGATGTTGGTACCTCTATTGTGCGAAAGGGTGCGACATTTTGTCGCACCCTGTCTTTTTTATTGTCGAGGCTAGTCCAATAAAACCATGTATTCTTTTGCAAAATTTCTTTTGAACCAATCTAAACCTGATCTTACTTTATCCCAAAGTTTAGAGCCGCCCCATCCTAACTTTTGATCCTCTTGATTAGCATTCCATTCATAATATAAAATGCCATCTCTTACAGCTGCTGCGAATACAGGTAGTTCAACAGACTCACCGCTGAAGTGATTTGATCTAGTTGTAATGCCTGCATGTAGCTGATGCCCTGGAATATTAAAAGGCAGTTTGATTTGTTTACCGTTGTATTCAATTGTTTGTTTCATATTTTCCTCGCTTTCTATGTGCCTATTATAGCACAATTACGATGCAGTTGCCATTGTCAACATTGTCGCACCGTGTTTAATATATCCTTTCAAATATTTCATACAGTCGTTTTTATTTAAAATAGTTTTTAATTTAGACTGCATCAATGGACATTTTTCATCATGTCCAAAACCTGTAACTGCATGCACTATTTCATGAAATACTATATTTCTTAAAGAGTCTTGACCTAAATCAATCGCATCTTTTGTTATCCAAATTTTTTTGTTTTTTAATTCTGCTACACCTAAAACTTTATGATTTCTAGGCTCGCCAATTCTAACTTCTATTCTAGGTAAATCTTTAATTTCTTTTTTTACTTCATAGATTAATTCAATGACTTGTCTTCTTAATTTATATACTGCGTCGTTCATTTTAAAGTTTTTTATTTGTTTTGTTTTCATCTTTCCTCGCTTTCTATGTGCCCATTATAGCATTAATGGGCACATAAGTACATTATCAACTTTGTCGCACCCTTGATTCATCAACCTCTATGTTCCAACTTCTCCAAGAGGTTTCATCTTTTGTTGGGTTGTAAATAGGTGTTTCAAGAGGCTCGGTCCTTGGCGCAATGGCAACGATATCCCTTGCATGCTGTCGCCAAAAATCATTTTGGCAACCTTGACTACAAAAAAATCCCCATTGATTATCACTATTCCAATTATTTAATTTAATCTTACGAGTTCTTAAAACCTTTGAACCCTTAACACCTCGTATTCTGTCAAGTGTGTGTCTAGTATGACACTCTGGTCCATGGCACCAATTAAACTCACTCATCGTTAAAACCTCTCTTTCTTTTTTTCATATAAGAATATAACTCGCCTAATTCTAAACTGTCACAGTTCTCAATAAAATGAACGAGTTCTTCTCTCATTTCTTTTCTTGCTTGATAAACTTTTGCTTTGTTTTGGGATTGAATTTCTTCAATCCCATATTTAGTTTGGTCTGTCATTATTGTACCCTCTCATTCTCTACATCATAAATTATTGAGTAGTTTTTTGCAGTTCTATAATTGTCTGCCTCGATATCAAAATAAGTTAATAACTTATGTCCTTGCTTTGATATCCATTGTCTGCACTTGTCGTCCCATTTTGCTTTTCTAAATAATCTTTCGCCTTTGTATTTTTCTGCGTTCCATGTGACTGTAAAAGTGTCGTTGTTTTCTAGTTTCATATTTCCTCGCTTTCTTAATTTATTTATAGGACTATCCTATCATGGATAGCCCTATAAGTCAATGGTTAATTTGACGCAGTTAATTGTTCAGCTAATAGTTTTTTCGCTATTGCTATTTTTTCTTCTCTAGTTTGTTCAACTTCATCTGTTAATAGTTCAGCTAAATTAGTCGGACTATAAATTGATAAAGCCATACTAGAATGTGCGTCTAATATACTTTCATTTAAAACAACACCGAGTTTGTCAGCTAGTTCTTTTGCTTGGTCAAAGTATCGGTATGATTTCAAACCTAGTTTTAGTTTTTCCATTTTTTTATTTACATGGTCAAAAAGATTTTTGTGTGCAAGAATT